TACCAGTTGTAGGCGCTGTAGGATCAGTTGCGTTATCATCAATGTAAGGCGATGAAGGAATTTCAAGTACGTCTTCAACTTTAACAGTACCAGTGCCTGGTGCGCTAATAACTAAATCTTGGTTACTTGATATTGCTTGAATTTCACTTCCAGAAATTCTAATGTCTTCAAACTCTGCTCTATCACTATAAAAATTAACATTGTTTACACCGTCAACTGTAATTGCTACATTTGCAGGTACTGCTCCTGCTTTAGTTATAGTTCCTGAATTTGTAACATAGTTAGCTATATTACCGCCAGCAGTGTTAACATTAACTTTAAATGCGTTAGCTGAAACAATTTCAGTAATTTGTATATTAACACCATTTAAGTTTTCAATTGGGTCACCGTTAGCTTGTACTCCACTAATTGTAACTGTGTCAGCTGTAGTAAATCCGTGCTGTCCAGTTGTACTAATTGTAGTTGTATTACCAGACTGTGTAACATCAACAATAGTAGCCAAAGCGTGAATTTGGTCTGTAGTTGTTACAGTAGTGTTACCTTGACCAATTGTATTATAAAATTCGTTTGCAAAAACATATTCAATATAATCTTTAACAGCCTTTGCGTTTGGAATATTATCATCATCAATAACAACAATACCGTTTGAATCTGGAGTAACAACACTGTTTGTATAGTTCCAAACTTTTTCTTCGTAATTTGTTGTGCCTGTAACAGTAATTACACCGGTTCCGGTGTTAACATATAAATTACCTTGTGCAACAATACCTGGAGTATTTAACGGAAGTTTTGTTCCGTCTGCAAAAGCAGCATAAAACGTTCCAAATTGTGTATCTCCTCCAACTGACCAAGAAATTCTTTCATCAAATAACCATTGTGCCTTAAGTAAATCTCCTCTATCAATTTCAATACCAGATACATTTCCTAAAGATGCAGGTATACCGTTTCCAGTAGTACCTTCACTTAGTGTAAGAATGTTATCTGCTATTGTAGTAACTGTTGATTCAACTGTAGTAGTTGTACCTTTAACTTCTAAATTACCTGATATTACTGTTGTGCCTACTTCTGCACCAGTATCTAAGGTAATAGTACCTCCACTTTGTACAGCGATTTTGTAATTACTATTATAGACTTTGACTACTTTTGACATTTAAAAATTCCTTAATAAAGTAGGGGATTGCTCCCCTACTCATAATTACTCTACGTCACCTTCGTAGTTGTCAGCGTTAGTTAGACTGTCGTCATCACCTGCTTCTTCAACTGCTACTGTATCACCTGTACCTGTGAAGTCCCAATTGATACGTGAACCATTGTCCATTGTTACCATATGAGCTGCAATCTTAGTTACTTGACGTGCTGTACCGCCGTCATCTACAGTAATAGACATTTGTCCTGCTGTAAGTGCTGCTGCCGCTGCGTCTGTTAAAACACAATCTTGTGTAGCAGTACCGTCTGTGCAACGGAATTTTTTAGAGCCTAGTTGTTTAACGATCCAACCTGGAACGCTTGATGTACCATTATGAAATTGTACTTTAATTTCATCTCCACCTGCTGTAGGTGTTCCAAAATATCTTTTATTAAGTGGTCTTCCCATTTGTTTTCTCCTTATTAGAAGTCCGATGCAAGTTCTAGTTGCTACGCTGTGGGTACAGCATAAGTCCGCCTCGCGGCACACTATCTGACACAAGTATTTATCTAATAAAGAAAAAGCCCGCACTGTGGCGGGCTTTAAATAAAGGGTGGGTGAAGGACTCGGGTTTACCTCCAACTAAGCGTCTAGATACCTTTCATCGTTAACACTTAGAACCTTGCTCTGTCTAGTATGACAGTGTGCGTACTCCTAGTCTCCTAAGTCTACGCCGGGCACTACCCCTAACAAGTGCGCTTACATTCTCTAGAAACAATGTTATTAGCGCCAACCCTTGTAACAACGTCTTGCTACATTATTAATAATAGTATCAATGCAATTAAATGTCAACCACTTTTTTGCATTTTTTTAAAAAGTTTTTACTTATTCATTACATACATTGTAACTTCAAAGCCAAAACGCATTTCTGTATAACTAGGTTTTGTCCACATAATGCTCTCCTTTCACATATTATTTAAACATATGTAAAAGCAAAAGTCATACGTATAATCATTAAAATTTAGTCATAAAAAAACAGGACCCGAAGGTCCTGTTTTAGTTTGCATCCCTTATCTTAGGATTAGCTGAAAGAAACGTTACCGTTTGTGATTGCAACTTTACCTAAGTAGTCAGCTGCGTTACCAAGTGATGACGCAGTGTTGTTTAGCTCGACATAGCCGTAGCGTGTCATAAAGCTAACTACTGGTTCGAATGTTGCAGGATCTAGTACAGTTCCTGAGCTCATTAGCGGAATGTATGGGCAGTAGAATGCTGCTGCATCTGATTCGCTTGAGCCTTTGTAACCAATTAGTACTGGTGAATCGTCGCCTGCATATGTGTTTACATATACTTTCATAGCGTTGTTCAATGTACCAACCATCTTAGTGTTAGTTGGAGCTTCAAAAGTACCTTCAGTTGTACGAGCGAACGCTGAAGTTGTAGCTGATTGTAGGATTGTTAACGCGAATGGCGATACAACAGCCCAGTTACCAGCACCACGACGTGTGCGCTGTGCAATTAAGTTTGATACTCTGTTGATTTGAACTGCAAGTGCTGCGTGTTCGTCACCAACGAAAGTAGCTGTACCTGAAACACCTGCTTGGTCATAAGTCTCAGCAGCTGAACCTGCTAGAGTGCTTAATGAAGCAAGTACTTCTTGGTCGATTTCAGCGGTAATTTCTTGTGCTAGAGCAGCCATAATTTCTGCTTCAACATCAATACCGTGCTGTGATTGTGCGTCCTGAGCCGCTTCAAATGTCCAACGAGCACTCAACTTACGAGTTTTCGCTTCGACAGTTTGTTTCAAGATCTGAATTGACATTCTGTTACCAGCAACACCTTCTAGTGCAGCAGTGTTATCTGCACGACCTGAAGTTGTGTTACCTGAATATGCTTCAGCAATCTTGAATGGGCTTAGAGCCTCTTCACCAGCAGTTGCGCCTGATGCACCTGTACCCGCTGTGTCGCTGTAGCGAACACGTAGAGTGTGAATCTGACCAACTGGACCAGTCATTGGCTGTACGCCTACCAACTCGTTAGCAATAACTGTTGGCATTACACGTCTGATCACTGGAAGGATCACACGATTTAGTGTAGCTACGTTACCGGCAGAAGTAGCACCAGCTGTTGCACTCTCTGACAAATACTTGCGAGTATTTTCTAGAGTAGTTTCCATAACCGCTTTTTTGTTACCTTGTAGGCCTTCAACAAGTGCTGTCTTAGTGTCCTGCCAGCGGCTTTCTAATAGTTCTGACATTTTGGTTTCTCCTATTTTATTATAAACCTGCTAGACGACGAATTTCTATTACATTTTCGTCATTTGCTTTTTGTGTTGTGACACTAGCGTCACGGTTGCCTGTTACTTCTTTTGCCTCTGATAGAACTGCCTTCTGCTTCGCTGGACCTTTACTGTCGATAACTGACGGTAGATATTTGTCAAACGCAGATTTTAATTTCTGTGTTTGTACTGATTCCAGTAAATCTGTCATAATTTCTCTTTGATCCTTTGATAAAGGAGCAATAAGATCATTAATTGTGTCTTTGCGCTGTGCTGACTCAATTAAACGCTTCTTCTCAGTTTCCTTTGATTCTGCTAGTTTAATTGCTTTTTCAGCTGCAACTTTAGCTTCTGCAAGTTGTTTGTCTTTTACGCTAACAACTTTCATTAGCTTCGCTACTTCTGATTTCTCATTTAAGTAGCTGTTTGCATATTCGTTGCTATATGCTTCAAATAGTCTACGACCAAAGTCGTTTTGACGAGCTGCTTCGATATCTTCTTTCAGTGAGCTAATTTCTTTAGTAAGACCTTTGCTAACTGCTTCTGATACTGCTTCAGCACTGCGTTTGATGAAGCTCTTTTGAACTTCTGCAAATTTAGTTTTTGCTTCTCTGATAAGTTTAACCTTAGTTTCTGCAAGGTCTTTCTTATCTTCATAAAATTCTGCAATTTCTTTAGATAGTGCCTCTACTACGAATTCTTCTAACTTAGCAAATTTAGCTGCCATAGTTTTTTGATCTTCGTGTAGTTCTGAAACTTCTTTACCTAGCTGCTGCGTAACAAACTTTGACATTAGCTGTGCGTTTTCACGCATTGCTACTGCATACTTTGCTTTTGCTTCTGCTAGTTGTTTGCGATCATCTGCAAACTCTGAAATTTCTTCTGCTAAACGCTCAGATAGCATTGTGTCAATTGCTTCAACCATTGTTTTCTTGTCGTGTTCGTACTTTTGTGCGAACTCTTCACGTAGTTCTGCTGTAGCAGCTCTACGATTCTCTGCAATTTTTGCTTCCCAAGCCTCTTCAATTGAGACACGCACTTCTTCTGAAACTACATCATTTTCAAAAAGTGTTTTTAGTGCATCCAACATATTGTTCTCCTTTTATTGGAGTCTACTGATTATATTAATCAGCGATTCTTTTAAATACTTTTGTGCCTTTGCGTCCTCTTTGGTCGCCTGTGCCAGTTCATATGCCTTATACCCACCACGGGCATTCATTAGATGCTCGTAGATTGGCGTTGGATACGCCCCTGGAGCACTTGGTTGAGCAACGACATCAACGGTAATAATTTCAAAGTCTGAAACCTCACCGCTGCCGTCCTCTTTTACATTACCGCTACCTCTTGATGAAACACCTAGTTTAACTCCGCTTTCAAGCATTGTTTTAACTAGTTGTCCCATCGGAGTAGGTAAAATTTTAAGTTTCCCGTAACCGTTATTGCCATCCATATACATATTTGTAATCATATGACTGACACGGTCTAAGTTAATGTTAAGTCCATCTGGATGATCTACTTCGCCGAGAACACTGTAACCTCCGCTAATTTGATCGTTGAGAGTTTTGACAGCCCTGCCAATTTCATTTACAGGATACACACGCTGGTTAGCATTGCGTACACCACCTTGGATACAAATACCTTTTAAATAAAGGTCTTTGCCTTCGTTAGCAGACTCTACGACCATTCCTGCTTGGTCAAATGTCAAATGCTCTCGTAAGAAATTGCTCATCCTTAGTCCTTACTTATTGGCCAATAACACTTTTGGTGCCATTAGTGCCTGTTTCGCCACTGCCTTTTTTCTCTGCGCCGTGACCTTTTGGCTGAGCTTTCATTGACTTGCTCGCCTTACCACCTGGAACATTTACGTTACCAGCTGAATCTTCTTTGGCGTTTTGATCACTTAGTGCTGAACCTTTTAGGTTACCTTTGTTAGCTTCTACGCCAGCTTCAGTACCTGCTTGGTTTAGATTTGATGCTGTACCGCCCATATCGTTTTTGCTTGCTACAACTGACTTAGTGTTTGCACCGTTGTCACCCATTTTAGCAGCTACTTTTTCAACATACTCACGCATTGTTTCTGCTTCTGACTTTTTTGTTGATTCTTTAGTTTCTTCGTCATCTGACTCATCAACTTCTTCGTCTGCTGCTTCATCAACTTCTTCGTCGTCTGCTTCAAAAGCGTATGACTCTTCTTCAGGCTCTTCCATATCGTCTTCGCCTTCTTCTTCGTCACCCATATCCATATCGTCGGCGCCTTCTTCACCTTCTTCGCCAGCCATCATTTTTTCAAATTCAGCTTTTAGCTCGTCTAGTGCATCTTCTAGGTCTTCAACGCGATCTTCCATATCGCCTTCGCCGCCCATATCGTCTTCACCTTCGTCGTCCATACCCATATCCATATCATCAGCGTCACCGCCCATCATTGGATCCATTGGCTCGTCGTCAGCTTCAACTTCAAATTCGTCTAAATCAAATCCTTCGTCGACTTCTTCGTCGTCATCTTCGTCATCTGACTCGTCTAGATCTTCGTCATCTGACTCGTCAACTTCTTCATCTGATGCTTCATCTACTTCTTCATCTGATGCTTCATCTACTTCTTCATCTTCAAGTAGTGATTCATAAATTTCACGTGATTTTTCTACCACGATTTCGTGGAAAAGCTCTTCAGCACCTTCCTTGTCTTCATTGACTAGGCGCTCAAGCATTTCTTCAAATTTGTTAAGGTCTGCCATTTTTGTTCTCCTATAAAAGTTATACCTATGGTAAGGCTGTCACTATTATTTAGTATAGGGAAGAAAATATGCGTAGATATAGGCGATTTTTAAGCCATTTTGCGGAGATACACTTAAAGATTGAACATTTTCTGGAAATCTTCAACATAGATGTGCTTCAAATTACTAAATTTATTTAGTTCTCCGGGAATAAAATTATCAGGTAATATTACCCTATAAAACATAATTTGTGGGTTTTCTTTTAATATAGTACACGTTTGTTTAAGCCAATTACCGTAATAAGTTGCAGTATCTGTTGTCTTTTTATAGTTAGGAGTACCTGCATAAACGTTGTTAACTACCTTTCTATCACCTTGATCTAGACCTTGGTAATCAAATCCTAAAATAAAAATTTTCTTATAATAATGTTGTGTAGCTAAGTGTAATGCAGTAGGTCCACTGCTCCAACCTTTGCTAGGTTTAAAAAAGTTTAATCCTTCTATATTTTTATATGTTTTATTTTGATTTGTCCAAACATTTTTATTAGATAGTTGATAGTTTTTCTTAGCAATTTCTAGTATCATTTTAACATCAACTGCTATTAGATAGTCAGGATCAAACTCTCTATATATTGCATTACAGGCGTAAATTTTACCAAATTCTCTTAGTTTTTCTGGATCAATACCTTTGCGACTTGTACCATTTCCTAACACAAATCCATACTCTTTTCCAGTATGTTCGTTAGGTTTTGTAATAGTCGTGTTGAATTCTTCAGCAGCTTTTTGCCGTCTACGTTCTGCTAATAATGCTTGGATTTGTTTTTTTGTGTATAAACTCTTATCAATCTTTGGCATAACAGTGATATTTATTCACTTGTTTTAATGCTAAAATTAAATTGCGCCGCCGGCAGCTTCCGCTTGCGCTGCAATACCATACATCTGTCTAACAAAGTCTAATTCGTTTGCTTTTTCTCTGTTGTGTAATTCAGATGATTTTCTTGCACGATTGATTTGACGAAGTGTTAATCTAGTCTTACGTTTATCATCAAGATTGACTACGCTGTCATCGTATGTAGGATCATAGCGATCATCTTCTACAGGTAGAAGTGTTTCTTTGTCGTAATAAAAAAGTTCACGTAGTATCATATTATTATTTATCTTATATTACTTGTTCGGTAGGTGCTGCGCCTGCTGCTCCGCTAGTATCTGCTGTTGCTGTATCTGGTGCTGCTGCATCGCCGCCGTCAGTTGGTGCTTCGCCTCCAGCTAGTTCATCTTCTGCACCTGCCAAGTCTGAGCCCATTCCTGCTGAACTAATACCTGCTCCGCGCATTTCTGCTGCGGCATCTGCTGCATTAGGTTCAATGTTCTCATCATTTTCTTCACGCCATAGTCTTTCGTTTTCTGCAATTTCTTCTGCACTTAGACCTAAGAATCTACTTAGAGCAAATCTATTTGAAACATAAGGAATAGCACTCATTTGTGTAAATGTCGGTACACGAGCATTGTCTAGTTCTGATTGTCTATACGCTGCAAAGTTTTGTGGAGGCTCAAATGAAAGATCAAACATATTTGTATCAATGTTAATACCTTTCTCAAGAAGATAACGTTTAAATTCTTGATTAAGTTCTTCAATTAGTAAGCCTTGTAGTCTTTCGCAGTAAGTATTAAAACGTAGCTCTTGAATAAACGCTGTACCTACTCGTCCGTCATTATATGAACTAGTTGCATCATCGCCGCCTGTGGGTAAGTAGCTGCTAGGGATTCGTAAGCCACGTACGAGCTTATTAGTAAAATATCTAAGGTCATCAATCTCTCCAAGATTAGTACCACCTGGTAATGTTTCCACTTTTGAGCCGCGGCCTTCAGCAGTTTGTGGGAAGAAGTAATCTTCGTTGATTGACAGTGGATTATAACTAGAGTCTATGACATTCTGACCGCCACCTGTCGCGGATGGGATACGTCTTTGATGTATTTCCGTTTTAACACGCTCAACAAACTGCATAGCAAGGTGAGTTGGCATATTGCCCACATCAACGTAGAATACTCTTCTTTCTGGAGCTCTTTGAACACGATAAATGATAATCGCATCTTCAAGCAATTCTTTTTGTTTATAAACTTTAAAAATTGTTTCTAGTAGACTGTTACCAAATGGGAAATTGTTGTCTAAGCCCTCTGATAAACTTAGATGTACTACGTGTTCTGCATCAATTGCAACTTCGCCATCTTCTAAACTAAATCTCGAACCTGCACCTGATGATGCACTTGTTCCTACCATTCCTCTTGAGCCGCCTGTTGGCTGATACTGTCCACCGTGTGGATTAGTAATATTACCATTAGTCATATGAGGAGTAGTAGCTACCATATCCTTAAAGTTAAAGTTTACATTTTTAATAATGTATTGCTCTGGCTTTTTGCCTTCACTTTCGTTTACAATAATACGTGAAACGTTTGCTGGATCAATATGAAATAGTTTTTTAGTTTCTGGATCACGTAAAAAGAATTGGTCGCCATACTTAAATGTATTGCGTAAAATGCGGAACATACGTGTTTCAAAGTTTTGAAGTTTATTCCACTGTTTTAAGTATTGTCCTAGTACCTTAACTTCAGTATTTGTTGCACCTTTGTTAAAATTAAATGCAAAGTTGGTGCCGTTAGTTTCATTCTTTTGTGTACAAAATTCTGCAAGAATATCTAGTGCAGCGTTAACTTCACTGTCCATATCCATTGTATTGTAATGACCATAACGATCAACACGGTTAGGTGAACCTACGTACACATCTGGCAAGTAGCTTGAATAGTTGGACCGTGCTGGACCTGGCTGTGAACCTCCACGAGGACCACCTAGCGGACCATAGCTTCCTGAAATGTTATCACCTGTTTGTACAGGTGTAAAAT